CTCAACGAATTCAATTTCCTTTTCTTCCTTAGTGGAAGCAACCTGGGTTATAGTACTTCTGCGAGCGTCGCCATAAGCCTTTTTAAGTTCTGTAAAGCCCTTAACTAACTCTGGCGTTGGATTTTGCAAAATTCCCTGTAGTCTCTCTAACTCAGATACAAGCTCAGCTCTTTCATTTTCAATCTCAACTTTCTCTAGCTTAGCCAACTTAGAAAGTTTCATATCAAGAATTGCTTTAGCCTGAGCCTCAGAGAAACCATACTGATTCATCAGAGCGACCTTAGCAGCTGCCGCAGACTCACTCTTCTTAATAAGAGCAATAATGTTATCAATATCTTCAAGAGCCTTCAACAGACCTTCCAAGATATGAATACGAGCCGCAATCTTGTCAGCTTCATATTTAGTTTTTCTCAACAGAACATCCTTCTGGTGAGCAATATAGATTTCTAAAAGCTGCTTAATATTCAAAAGCTGAGGTTTCTTCTCAACCAGAGCCACCTGATTGAAACTATAAGTGTCCTCTAAACGAGTCAACTTAAACAACTTTGCGATAATAGGCTCAGTAGAAACGCCTTTTGCTAATTCAATAACAAAACGCACACCATCTTTATTACTTTCGTCTCGGATAGTGGTAACACCTTCCAGTTTACCTTCTTCACAAAGCTTATCAATTTCCTTCACAAGGTCCTCTTTGGATACCTTATAAGGAATAGAAGTAAAGACGATACTATCTCCGCGTTTATCAGATTCAATTTTATATTCTCCTCTTATTCTTGCTCTACCTTTACCTGTGAGATAAGCTGCTGGTAATTCATCTTTGTTAATAATTAATCCGCCAGTTGGGAAGTCAGGTCCGGAAATATAATTCAAAATTTCCTTAATATCACAATTAGGATTCTGAGTTACATGGATTGCCGCATCCATAACCTCATTCAGATTGTGAGGTGCGAAGCTACAAGCCATCGCAACTGCGATACCAGAAGTACCATTCACAATCAAGTTAGGAATACGACCAGGCAAATAAACCGGTTCATCTTCAACATCGGTATATGCTAACTGCCAATCAACAGTATTTTTCTTAATATCAGCGAGCATTTCCTCGCCCATCTTGGATAGCTTACACTCCGTGTAACGATAAGCCGCAGCCTCATCACCATCGCGTGAACCATTATTACCATGGAACGCAATCAAAGGATAACGCATATTCCAAGACTGACTCAACCAAACCAATGCACCATAAATTGAGCTGTCACCATGAGGATGGAAACGACCCATTGTGTCACCTACTGGCTGAGCACATTTTACAAACTTTTTATCATTTCGATAACCTTTGTCAAACATATCCCAAAGGATACGACGAGCAACAGGTTTTAAACCATCTTCCGCAGAAGGAATGGCTCTATCGGTAATAACACTCAAACTATAATCAAGGAAACTCTGTTCAACTTCCCCGATAATCGGAGTCTGAATTATATCTCCCATAAGGAACCTCCTTTATATCTACAAATTCATTAAAAAACTCACTACTTACTTTTGGCAATGTATCATCAATAATTTGTGAAATTAAATCAAATAAAGTTTGCTTATTTTCACTTGTATAGTCAGAATAATTGACTGGCATTTCCTTTATTTGATCATAAAATTTTTGTGGAATTTGAAGTGCACGAACGCATTGTTGCGCCGCTCTTTTAACACTAGGGTGAATATACATTCGCTCCCTGTCCTTTTCCCACAATTTATCATCATATATTTTGATACATTTTCTCTTTTCTTGTATCTTAGTTATATGTGGCATATGCTTCTTCCTCAGAAATATAACCAGTGGCAAGCTGGTCAGCAAGTTCATTCCACTCGTGTCCGGCATGACCTTTGATTTTTCTCAAATCAATTCTATAACCTTCTTTATACCAGTCATAGTATGCTTGAATTAAATCAAGGTTTTCAGGCACTTGTTTATCACTTTTAATCCAACCTTTTCTTGCCCAATTAAACATCCACTCATTGAAAGTATTTACGCAATATGCGGAGTCGCTATAAACGATCGGAGGCTGGCCCCATTCATCACACTTAACTCCATAATTTAACATTACATAAAGAATTGCTTTCAACTCTTCTCTATTGTTGGTGGTTCCATCTGTTCTTTTGGCACGGACGAAGCTCAATAGGCCGTCATCATCAACACCAACGATGCCATATCCACCTTTTGCGTCTTTCTTTCCGTTCCCAACGCAGGAACCATCAGTATAGAAAGTCATTTGGATTTCCTCTCAAAAGTTCTTCAAACATTTTATCTACATCAATTGTTGATACAATATCAACTGTATCACTAACTTTTTCAGTTTCACCTCGTAAAACTGTAATACCCTTCAAAATATGGTCATTACATAAAACTACTGTATTATTTGGGAAAGTTTCATTCATTTCTTTTTGAATCATTTGGCACTCTCTTAAACTTAAATTATCAGCAATTTTAAGTAAGATTACATCGTTTGGTTGAATATTTACAACCTGGAAAGGATAACCAGTATACTCACCGATTACCCCACCAGAAATAGATGCTTTATTTGTATCAGCATAAGTATATTGCCTACGATTATCCATAGAGATTGTATTAGTAGCGTTGGTCATAAATATAACCTCCATCTAAGAACATATTGCTTGTTCCTGTTAGCTCACGCTTAAATACAGTTACATCTTTAACAGCATATTCGGGCATTAAAACCACATTTGGAGTATTTAATAGGTTAATTAGCTTTTCGCTAATTACCTTATATTCATCAAGGTCAACCTCGTCTCCAATTGTAATTAAAATAGTATCACCAGGAGCAACTTTAATGACACTCGCCATAATAAAATTCCTCCATATCTTTTAACATTTCGTTAAATTTTTTACTTTCATCTGGATGTGTGGCCTTATATAAGTTAGCACTAGCCTCTGTCTTAAATGGGCCCATAACACTTTGAGGGCAATTTAATAGACAATATTCATCCATTAAATCTTGAGCTTGGATGATTTTATCATCACCCAAATCCCAAAACCAATATCCGTGATATTCAGACATCGATATTAGCCCTCCAAGCATTATCTTCAATAAACTTCTTACGAGGAGTTACAGACTCACCCATCAAATTCATAAAGACACTTGCTACGGCGGCCGCATCTTCCATGGTAATCTGTTTCAAAGTACGAGTCTCCGCACTCATAACAGTTTCTGCCATTTCATCGGGGTCCATCTCACCCAGGCCCTTCATACGACCAAGTTCAAATTTCTTTGTATTGGTCTTGCGGAACTCTTCAAGAGCAGCATCATCTTTCAAATACTGAATCTTGGTTCCCATAGTTGCCTTATAAAGCGGAGGCACTGCCGCATATACATAACCCTTCTCCAGAAGTTCAGGACAGAACTTCCAAATGAAAGTTAGGAATAGAACACGAATGTGAGAACCATCGACGTCGGCATCGGCTGTGATAATAAACTTGCCATATCTCAGCTTAGTTTCATCAACGATAATCTTACCATCTTTAACTTCCAATCCAAAAGCATCAACCATACCACTAATTTCTTTATTTTGAAGAGCCTTATGCAAGTCACACTTCAAAACATTTAGAGGTTTACCACGAAGCTGGAATACCGCCTGAGTACCTCTATCACGAGCTTCCTTGGTGGAGCCTGCAGCAGATTTACCCTCAACAATAAAGACTTCACAGTTGTAGCGGTCTTTTGAACTGGCGTCCGCAAGTACGTCGGGCATAATTACGCGACGCTTACTGTCAACCTTACGAACAGTTTCCTTGGCTTTCTTTGCCTTTTCACGGGCCGCACGTGCTAGAAGAGCCTTATCAACGATTGCTTTAGCATCTTTTGGATTTGCGTCAAGCCACACTCGAATTTCACGAGCAGTCAAACGCTGAACTGCGGTTCTTGCTTCACTACTGGAAAGAACATCTTTTGTCTGACCGGAGAAAACGGGGTCAGGCATAATAAAGGATAGAACCAGAACCAGACCTTCCTTCAACTCTTCACCAGTAATGTTAGCATCCTTTTCCTTCAACAACTTATTTTCCTTCGCATAGTCATTGATGGTGGAAGTAAGTGCAGTTCTGAAACCGGTTAAGTGAGTACCGCCACTATTGGGAATGGAGTTAGTATATAGTTTATAAGTATCAGTATAAGTATCGTTATACTGCATAGCAATCTTAACACCAATTCTATCCTCCATACTTTCAGTATAGAAAACATTGGTTACTTTATTCTTTTCTTTATTTAGGTCATCAATATAATCTCGAATACCATTTTTAGAAGTAATAGTTTCCATAGGCTTATCGAGATATTCCAATTCAAAAATCATTCCGGGAGACAGATAAGCTAACTCCTGGAGCTGTTTCTTTAATGGAGCATATTCAAGCTGAATGCCCTCTTTAAAAATTGTTGCATCAGGTTTAAACATAATAGAAGTACCAGTACCACTACTATCTTTGATTTCCTTATATTCAATTAATTCGCCCTTAGCAAAACGAGCTGTTGCCATCTTACCATCTCTACGGGACATAACAACAAAACTTTCAGAAAGAGCATTGGTTGCTTTAGCACCAACACCATTCATACCACCAGAAGTGTTATAACCAGTTTTGCCGTTACTATCAAATTTTGCACCTGTGTGAAGTTTAGTATAGACATTAACAAGGGTTTCACTACCATCTTCTGCCTTACCAAAGGGAACACCACGACCATTATCTCTGACCATAATAGTTCCATCTTCTAGAACACCAACCTTACACAAGGTACAATGTCCATTCAGATACTCATCAACTGCGTTAGAAATGATTTCGAGGGTGATGTGTCTGACACCTTCTGGACCGACTGAACCGACGTACATTCCCGGGCGAAGGCGTATAGCCTCTATACCCTCTAATGTTTTAATTTGTTTAACGCCATAATCAGCATTATTATTTACTGAAATTCCCATTTAAAACCTCCACATTTATTTCTTTGTCCTCTACAAACTTTTGAAATAGCACTGGAATCGCATCCGGTGTCTGCGGCAGCCAGTGCGATGCTGTCATAAACTTGAAGAATTTCACCTTCCAAAGTCATTTTAACAACTTTCTTACTTGCCTTAGTAATTCTGTTTGCTTGGACCTGATTAACTTTTTCAACAGGAATAAGAATATTGTCTGCTTCATCTAAAAATCTAAAAACACGATTTCCAGTAGTTAATCTTTTACCATTGCAGACATCACTAATTTTAAATCTATCCAATCCGGTTTTTTCACCAGCTTCCGCAAGTGAATCCCAAATTTCAAGAATATTTTTATTTTCATCAATTTCACAAACTTTTTTTCCATATTTAACTCTCTTGGTATCGCTCATTTTTTTTGCGATAACAGGGTCTAATAGAGGGCTATCTGTTTGGTGAGTTTGATTATAGCCATTTGGAACAACACAATTTTCTTTTACAATCCAATCGTGCTCTGCCTTAATCATTTCTTGATGATTCGGTAAAGTATCAATTACTTCAAAAGTGAAATTAGCAATACCGAACTCTCTAAAAGCAATCATTAAAGGATAATTATAATGATGGTCTTTTTCATTAATAGAAGCTTCTTTATGTTGTCTCCATCTGCGTTCAACTTCAATTGATGAACCAATATAGACCATTCCATTTTTTTGATTAGTTATTTTATAAATTTGATACATAGAAATTCACCTTACCTTTCTATTATATCATAAAAATTGATAAAAGTCAATTTTCCATTCCGGACCAAT